GATGTCCGATGGACGACAGTGAATCTCGGCTCGACTAAATAAAGGAGAAACTGTATCTACTCCAACTGGTCGCACAGCCTCTTCGCCCCAGTATGCTCGTAACTCATTGGGTAACTTCCAATATCGGGAAAGCGGGAGCATGACACATTTCGACGCACTTGGAAGTGACATAAATCGCTTACAGATTCCATCAAGTTCTTGTCCGGACGTCGATACGATTCTTCCTGTGGTATCGAAACCAGTTTTTCTAGATGCCAGCTGAATTGTCTGCGTGGTAGTGAACATCTTCCCAATTTTTCTTGCTTCGCCAACCGCAGAGTAATCCAGAATGTCTCGAGCGAGAGCAGGGTAAAACGGGGTCATTGATATCAGAGTCTCCTTAAGAGCTGTATAGTACAACTTGCAATCAGGGTTACTTGATACTTTCAGATCACGATTCTTGCACCCACGGCGAAGATAACCGTCAATAGCATCTTGCATAGCTTTTGCACATGTCGGATTCTCCTTTGTTGGTAAACAAAAGGGATCTTCGAGGAGTCGTGTACGATCCACTTCAGACTGATAGGTGGACGGATCATGAAGTAGTCTCATAAGAGGCGCTATGTACTCTGAAACACTACTGCCCAACGCTAGATCACCAATCTGCTCAGCAAGAGGGTCTCCACATCCTCGATGTAAGTAGTCACTGAACCTGGCGAAAGGAAGCCCCCCAAGATAAGTCGGTAACCATAAGAGTTTAAGATAATCAGAAGAGTGAGCTGATGCTAATCGAGTTCTCACAGTGTTAGATACAAGAGCCCATTCGGGATGTGATTCTTGTGATCTCTTGATCAACTCCCGAGAAAATAAGAAGGCTGCTATAGGGGCTATGAGGATAGGGCGGCTGCAGGACTCAGCTGCGGCTTGCGCAGAGCTACCTAAACCTGTTAACTCATTTGTCAGTAGTGGAATATGTTCCGCAGTCTTAGCTGCAATTTTTGATGCAAATTTGATTGAGGTGAAGTATTGGACACCATGGATCCAAACCTCCTTGGAGTAAGTTATTACCCATCTCATCTCGATGCATTCATCGGGACGAAGCTCCTGACCGACACTTCTGCAGGATATCTCTAAAGCATCAAGCGCATCATCGACAAAACTTCGAATCTGATCATACTCAAACTCTCCCTCCTGAATAGGAAAGACTATAGACAGTATCTGATTATCTCCTTGTCCTAGAAGAACATACGAGCATTGTAAGCGCCTCATTGCTAAGTCAATCATTGCATATGTTGCAAGGGTCCAAAGTTTTTGAGCTATTCCTTCAAATCCCCCCAGATGGTTATACCAGACAATTTCTGACTCAGATGGGGATCCAGTTTCTACTCCTGTGGGTCGGAGCTTGTTAGTTCGGATATGCGTCACTGCAGACGTAAAGAACGGGTGAACAAAGGTGAAAGCTTCTTTCATGCCAAACATTAAGTTGAGATCAGTTCCGATTAGATTCACGGACGTGTCCCGCCAATTCAAGTTCCAACGAGACAGATCACACTCAATAAAGATATGACTGAATTGCTCTGACTCTTTTGCTTCAGTGAGGCGATAAAAAATCTCCTGAATTTCTTGTTTACCACGAGTCATAGTCTGACTGGAAATGTATGGAAAGACTTTATCTGCAATGTTTGCTTCCAGCCCGGCAAAGAGCATTCTCATCTCCATTACCATAATTGCAAAGAGGCGTGCATCCTCTTTCAGTTCTTTCTCTTTTGGATACAGTGCAACAATTCGATACTTATACGGAACGGCTTTATCCTCGACGAGATCTACGATTGCTCTATATGTGAATCCTTCACGACTAATCACTTCAAGCAAAAGGCGACGATTTGTGGTTGACCGCACTCCTCTATCCCAGAACGCGTTCATCTCATCTCGGTTAAAACTTATAGCCTTGTCATCTATTAGGTCGAGATAATTCTCGTGATACGAGAAATCAAAGATTTTTCCAGGGAGAATGCCTTCCCACTCTGACAACTTGAATGACTCTGGAGTGATGTGTAAATAAGAGTTTTGATACCACGAATAAATCTGGGTTTGCTTCGACTCCTCTGAAAAATGGAGTAACGGCCAGTGTTTCTCTTTAGCAATATAACCTGCTACAAACCTAGACATCCAAGCTGATCGCAGATCAATGTAATCTTGGTAATTAAGTCCCTTCACAGAATGGGCCTCTTTAATGGCTGATCGACCAGCGATCCCTACATAGATGAACGGATGGCCTACGTTCTTCTGGCAACCAAACAACTCCACTAGCTCTTGGAATGATGCCTGCTCAGTATAAGAATCATAGTGTTCTTTTGCTTCGCTCATCACCCAATAAACGTCATCTTCGTCAGCTTCAAGCTTTCGAACCTTATCCGTTAACTTGATCCACATTTTCTCTAATGGTCCACCTCTGGCTAAAGCTTTATCAGCCTTATCAGCAATTGTTGCTTTCGCCAAAGCCTCGGTTTGCTTAGCAAGGGCAAAACCCTGGTTCCCATACTTTTCAATCCATTTGGTTTGCCAAGCCCATTGCTCTTGGAGTCTTGTCTGTATAGTAGAAGATGGGTAGATAATATCACATGCGAGCATCTGCCGCGCTCGAACTCTGATCATGTCAAGATAAGCAAGATACATATGGTACGTTCCGACTCTGCCCCGTCTGCTCGCGTAATCGACCCAGACTACATAACGGTCTGACATGATGATAGTGTCTGATATATTAGTGGACAATGCAACTCGAACAGGAGATGTATCTCCTTCTGCTCGCTTAGCTACAAGCTTTCGCTGAGAATTCTCTACATACGATTCTTTTCCCAACCACTCTAAAGTTACTTCCGTCAGATGAAAATCCAGAGTTGTTTTAACTCCTGTAACTTCCAGACATTTTTCGATGGTAGAGCAGTACTCGCGTGCGATTTGGGAGGCTTTTGGGACATCAGGATCGAAAGAAAAAGTAGAATCAGCCATATGGATCAAATCATACGGAGTCACAAGTGCGAAGTCAATGTTCTCTTCGGGCAACATTTCTTTC